GAGAGAAGACTGAGCTTTGTCCGCTACAATGTCTTTAAGCATGTTAGCCACGAATGGCAGAACGAGATTAAGCATATCTTTCCTTTCTTCGTCTTTCTGATTGTTATCATAGTTATCCCTTACAAAAAAATCATAAAGCCAACTAAAATGGTTCACGCAACTTCCTTATCAGGATGTGGTGCAATCGGGTTCTTTTCTTCCTCTTGATGGAGGTCTCCACCAGACTCGAAATGGTACTTAGCAATTCCCGAAATGATTGGTATAAAGGCCCCTATGAGAATATTTAAGAGGTCTTTTGAGGAAGTTGGAAGCTCATCTGCACTGCCTAACATCACATGTACGATGTAAGCGAAAATAGCCAAAGCAGCTAATGCAACGACAAATCTGGCAATGAATCTACTTACCTGAATTCTCTCATTTACCGACATGGCTTGTTTAATCGGCTTCGGAGGATCGGGCTTCTCTACTACTGTGGTTGTCGTTTCTTTAGCCATTATCGTTTAGTTGATATTAAGGCTTCAGCCATGCCTTTGATTTCCATGGAAAGACGTTCGTTCGTTTTTGCCACATCTTTAAAGGCTACGCTCAATCCATTAACTGCATCCGAAGTAATACTGTTCTGTTTATTCTGTTCCTTGATGACATCGATGAGCCGTTCATCTCCACGAGTATCCTTTTCTTCCCAGCGAATGATCTCTTCTTTGTGAGATTGTTGAGTCTTAAAGATGTACCAGCACATAATTCCAATGATTACTGCTGGCAACCCTATTCTCTCAACTAGAACTAGAATAGAATCTAATTCCATAATACTTTGTGGTGCTGGTGGATGATGTCCTGATGCAAAAAGCTCAAACATTTATTAAGGAGTTTTTAATTTTTCTGATTCCCAAAACTTCTGATAATTTGCTTTTACCTCATCAGTCATAACTGCCTCAAACTGAGCTTTAATAGTTGCATCAGTTATTTTGGAAACATCGTGATCTGGTAAAAGAACGTACCTGTGATAAGTTCCACTTATTCTTTTTTCATCCTCTAAAACTTGATTTTCCTCACGGATCTGAAGAACATAGTGATCTAAAATTTTAACTGTTTCGATCTTGTCTATGATTGTTTGTTTTGTGAGTGCCATCTCTATTCTTATGAAAGAGTTTTGTAAACAAAAAAGAAGTAAATATCTTTTGATGAAGTAATAGATTGTGCGCTATTACCAAGATAAAACTTAAAGTTCGTTGAATTAGCAGTTCCTAAAACGGAAAATGTCTCTGCTGTGTTAAATGAATTAAACGATGTACCACCTCCCCCTCTTGCACCATCAGAATTTGCAATTGTGAATGGCAGTCCACCCCATGTATCTGATGAAGTGCCACCCGAACCTGATGCAAAATAACCTGAAATATAAACTAAATCCCCTATTCGGGTATAAACACCAACTGGACCCCCCGGCGTTTGAGAGGAATTTGTAATTGTCCAAGTTCCTTCTTCGTAATCTATTTGAGTCGTACCAACAACCCCTGACCTCGCACCAACATCTCCGACTAGTCCGTTCATGTTTTCTCCTATGATGTCCAATCTTGGTCTATGTAGGTAACATAAACATCAACATCATCCGATGCTGATCCCATATAACAATACAGTCGGTCAGTTCCTACTATTGAGAATTTATCGTTCCATACAAACGTGCCATCTGCTGGTATTGGCTGATTCTTTATAATGAAATTTGGATTAGCAGCGGAACTGTCTGTTATTTTGACATGTAAATTTCCAGTACCAGCTCGACTGTTGGTAAAAATCATACTTACTACTGTATAAATATGGTTCGCAACCCCTGTTATAATCGCTACCTCTGGTGAATTATCCAATTCTTCCCATTTGAATTTTTTTAAAACTTCTGTTCCAGATCCGCTTGGTATAGCCATAATTACTCCTTAATATCCTAAGACAAGTGCTTTGTTAGTTGCATTCTGCATAAATCCTCCAAGTTCATTGACCTTTGGATATGCAGTGTTGGCATGATCACCAACGTATAAAAAACTTTTATCATCATCTCTCATCTCAATGAGAGTGTTGCCAGCATCATTCTGAAGCTTTAAGTGTCCTTCATCTGCTGGTTTAATTGTTAAATCACCCATGTTGTTCCTTTATGGTCCTGTGATTGTGGTGTTTCCACCGCTTAATGCAATGGTTAAAGCTGTAGTATTTCCAACCTTTAACACATAACTTCCTGCACCTTTAGTATTTAAGGTCATGCCAACATTTGTATCATCTCCAACAGATGCTAATTGTGGTGCATTGCTATCAGCCCCATTTGTCATTTCAAAATGGTTTTCAGCAGAACCTGTTGTTTGAAATACCAATTGCTCTGCACCATTTGCATCAGCAATGAATCCTGCATCAGCAATTTTCGGAGCAGTAAGGGTCTTATTCGTTAAAGTTTTTGTTGTTCCAGAAACATAGGTATCAAAATCTGACACCAATGCTTGTTTCATTACATCGGCATCACTAATAACAACTCCATCTGTTCCTGCTAATGTTACTGTTGCTTGAGTTGTTGCACTACCATCCATTACATTCAATTCAGTAGCCGTTGCAGACATAACTACATCTTCATTGATCTTTGGGCTGGTAAGAGTTTTGTTTGTTAAAGTTTCAATTCCAGTTACAGTTGCTACTCCTGCATCAGTCAGATTAATTGGTCCTGATTGTGTTGTTGATCCAGATCCAGTTAAAGTCCCTGTTCCAGTAAGAATCTCTGCACAAAAAACAGTTCCATTGTTTGTAAGAGTGTAACCATTAAGGTCTATTTTATATGGAGTGACTAACTTTTCTCCAGAATCTACTGTAACATTGCTAGTAAGCTTTACGTTAAAACCTCCTGCATCAATAATTGCTTCCCATTTACTCGCAGAAAGATCCGTTGCAAAGGTTCCTGATGAATGCCCTACAAGACATAAATAAACAGCACCTGTTTCAGAATCTTTTACTAAATCTCTTTCAACATAGGTTGTTCCTGTAGCCCAATTGCCTTTCCAAGATCCTAATTCCTGAGTGGCAATAATGTCACCATTAGAATCAAAGGATACAATGTTATTAATTCTATCTGCTTTATTTTGACTTATAGTAGAAGCAGTTCCTGAATCAGTATTAAAACCTGCTGATCCTGCTAGTGCTGAAGAAAATTTTATAGAATAACCAGAATCATCATTTACCTGTTGAACAATCTGAGTAATTTTATCAAAACTGTTCTCTAAAGTTTCTGCATCAATTGCAGAATTGTTTTGATAATCAGTCGTCTGGGTAATCCCTATATTTCTTGTAATTATAAAAGTGTCTGCTGATGTTGCATATTGCAACGTGCTATCAACAGTCCAACCACCAGAAAGAAGAGTTATTGTCGCATCTGTAGAAGTTCCAGCATTTTGTACTGAATAATGTACATCTTTGACAAGATAACCTGATGAACCAGCAGTAAAATCCCCACTAGATGCAGGAGTTCCTACAGTTCCTGTAGATCCTTTATCCCAATACACCTGAATATGTGATGCATCTTGTATTGTAAAAGAAATGCTAAAAGGACCAGTAGAATTTGTTCCATTAAAAGAATGTCTTGTAGTCGTAGAAGATACAGTCATATCTACCTATAAAATGATGAAGGTCTGAATGCTTCTATATAATCTGTTTTTTGTAAATTTGCAACTGCTCTTTCCATTCTTTCCAAATAGCCGGGATTAACAGCTTCTTGTAAATGGTACAAAAACCCATAGTTTACAATAGGTTCTAAGTAAAAAACATTTGCAAAAGGTACATTGTTTGATATTGCACCCCAAGCTTTAGAAGCTTCGTTATCTCCTTGCAATAGCCCTCTAAATACTTGAACTACATCTTTCATCGTGCCACCAGTTGGCCCAAATGCAAAGTCTATAATGTCGGAATTGTACTGTGTGAAGTTACTATAAATCAAGTCACCAGCCAATCCCGGTACTCCTGATTGCATAAAAGATTTAGCTACTACACCTGCATCTAAAGGATCAGGCGGTTCTCTTCCTTGAGCTAACGCTTTTGCTGACAATGAAGCGTATCCTAACACAATTGCAGGTGTCAAGTGCTGTAACGTGGCTCCAATGCCCATTTGTTTCATTCTAGGATACATTTGTCTAGCAATTGCTACCCCAAAACTTCTAAATAACCAGAATTGTTCCATGAAAGCAGAAGGATAAGAACCACGTTTCAATGTTCTCATCATCCATGCTTTATCATCTGCACCTACTTGTGGAACGCCTAATCTGGATTCCTGAACAAAATAAACTTCTAATTTATTTGCTAATGCTTGCGCCCTTTTACTTCTTGATGATCTTCTAATTACATCAGGAGTTACATATTGGTATCTATTGCTGATTGCATTATCTAAAGGATCAACATGATCTATGTTGTAAACACCTTTTTCACTTATAATCTTCCAATCCTGACCATCAATTCCATACATCTTTAATGCTCTTTTAAGATCAGGATTCAGATCTTTCCAAGTATAAGTAGCATTTCTAGCAAGCCAATTAGATAAATTACGTGCATGAGCATCACGACCTGCATTAGTCCACATATTTAAACCATTCCAAAAGAACATGGAATCTGCATATTTAGACATCTTGCCGGGAAGTGTATCTAAAGGAATATATCTAGATACTGTAGATCCTAGTATTCCATCTATTCCGATGCCAAGCATTGCAAACATATCACGTTCTGTTCCCGGCATTGTATCTCTTACTACAGGAAATGTTCTCTTCATTTGCTTAAAAACATTGTAATAAGACTCCAAGAACCCTTGTCCTTGGTAATGAAGATTCATTGCTTGTAATAATATATCACTAAAACTGGCAAGCATTGCTTTACCCATTTTCGTCATAATATGAAAATTGGTAAGCATAGAGGAAAATTTTGCTATTGAAGCACTTCCTACAATATGAGCTTGTCCATTAATCTGATTAAACCTTGCAAGCAAAGCGTTCTCATCAAATCCCTGAGAAACAAAGAAATCAAGCACCTCCACTTCACCGGGATCAAAAAACTTTCCGGGCGTTGCTCTTTCTAAATAGGCAGTTCTTAAATCTCCAAGAATTTTGTTGTAAACAAGCTCTGGATCAGTACCCATTCTTTGCATAAGAACAGTTCGATCACTTTGCATCTCAAGTCCTTGCATAATTGCAGACATAGGATCTTCGTGACCAAACATACTATTGTACTCAAGCCATTTATTTGCGTTTGCAAAAACAAGAGATCTTTGTTGTGACATAACTTCTGATAGGGAAAATTTTTCCCCTTTTCCATCAGGATCAGATGTTATGTGATCAAATATATCCCCTAATACATCTTCAGTATTTGCATGAGGGTTAATCATTTGATCTTTATCTATCATCCTTGAAACAACACGAACCCAATTTGCTTTTGCATCTTCTAGTGTAGGACCAAAAGCAAGCATCTTAGTTCTGTCGTGGTACTGAGTTGTTACATGCTTTTCATTGTATGGAATTGCAGAACCAGCCAGATTAGCTTCCTTAACAACACGTTCTTTTTCTTTAGCAATATGTTTGGCAAGTATGTATGCCCATTTATTTCCTGTTTTCTGTTTACCATCAAATGGGAA